TATCCATAATGATAGCCTGAGAACCGTCCGTAATCTTGAACTTGTGTTGTTTTTGAACGCCGATAACTTCTTCGACATTCGTGTGTTGTTGTAATTTCATTTATTCAAATGGTTTTTCTTCGGGTTTTAAAGGGTTAATAGTTTTAAATTTTTCAGAAAAAATTTCTACATTCCAATCAGGAACCGAGGACAACTCATTACCTTGCGGTATATCTGCACCAATCCTATCTTCTATTTCCTCTTTCAAGTCTTCATGTTTGAATAAAACCTTTGCTACTCTATGTTCTGGATCCGTGATTCCATGAAATTTAAATATCAAAACTTTGTAATCATAATCAAGTTTGGAATACTTACCATCTTTGAAAAGATTATAATCGTTTTGATATTTTTCAGGAACCTTAAATACATGCATAGTTGTGTATTTATCAGGATCATAGCTATCTATAAACAATTTGCTTTCTGTTAGCTCATGCTCATAGAGTAAAAAAGATTTGCTTCCGCGAAACTTATGGAGTAAAAAGATGTGATTGTCATACTGTGGATATTCTATGTCACCTACAAACGTATTTAAAAGAAAATCTTTTCTAATAAGTAAGTATGGAGATAACATTGGTAGAATATACGTGTAAGACTTATTTAACATCATTTTTTCTAAATTTAATAAGTTACAGCCTCTTCAAAACCTTGTTTAACATTAAAATTATTGGTTTCTTTATAATATTTGTATTCAGACAACAAACACTGTATTTCATCATTACCTTCATTAATCCACTCTTCAGGTAATTTATAAACAGCTACATCATATGAGCCTTTAGTGTCTACTGCTACAATAAATGATTCTACTGTATAGTCTGGATATTCAGCCATAGCAGCGTGCATATAAAAAGCAACTTGTCTGTAATAAGAATATTGTAAACAAGAATACATAAAACCTGTAGTATGCCAATCTCTAAATAGTACACCTGTTTTACTTTTAAGCTTTTTACACTCACCGTAAACTTGTGAACTAGTAGTTTTGAGATCTACAACAGTTATAGTTTTATTATCATGGTCTACAATAATTCTGTCTAGTTTAGATTTACAATCTACACCGTGATGTTCAAAATAGAACTCTTTCTCGTTAAATGCCTCTACATTAGAATCTTTTTCAGGTTCATTGAATAGCAATTTACTTGAAACTGCATGTGCATGCAAAGCTGTAAGACATCCTTCTACAATTTGTTTGTCTTTTGGAGAAAGTGCTATTTTACCATCAGCGTCTTTTAAGAAATTATAGAAATCTATATTTTCTTGTCTATTCTTAAAACTCTTAAGTATAGTCTCAGGTTTAGAATGAGAAGGTTTATAACCAG